GGATCCTCGAGAACGTGTGGACCAGCGGCCTGGTTACCAGCCGGGTGACCCGTTACACCCTGTCCGGCAATTCAAACGCCTTGAAGCTCAACGGCATGGACGAAACCAGCCGCGCCGACGGCAGCCGCGCCGGCGGGATCCGCGGCTACTGGGCTGGTGAAGCCGACGAAAAAACCGCCAGCAAGCCGAAGTTCCGGCAGATCGAGCTGACCTTGAGGAAGAAAATCGGGCTATGCTACAGCACCGACGAGCTCATCCAGGATGCGGCGCTGCTCGAGCAAGTGGTCACGGAATCCTTCCGCCAAGAAATGGCGTTCACGCTGGACGATGAGATCATCAACGGAACGGGCGCCGGTCAGTTCCTGGGCATCCTCAACGCCCCGTGCCTGGTCACTGTTTCAAAGGAAGCGGGTCAGCCGGCGGATACTCTGCTTTACGAGAATCTGCTGAAGATGGTGGCCAGGTACAACGGCTCAATGAGCCGCGGACTGTGGCTTGCGAACCGCGACATCATCCCTGCTCTGTTTCAGATGGCCATCGCCATCGGCGTTGGGGGTGAACTTGTGTTCCGACCCGGGGATGTAAATCGCGGCCAGCCGCCGGTGCTTCTCGGTTTTCCGGTCGTGTGGATGGAACAGAGTGCAACCCTGGGGACTGTGGGCGATCTGGTTCTGGCGGATCCTGGGGCTTACGCGATTGGGGACAAGGCCTCCGCCGTGGAAACCGCCGTCAGTATGCACGTGAGGTTCATCTACGACGAGACGGCCTTCCGGTTCGTCTACAGGTGCGACGGCCAGCCTATCTACGCCTCGGCCGTCACGCCCTACAAGGGGGCGGGCGGCGGTGATGATACTCAGAGTCCGTTCGTGGCCCTCGAAACCCGGGACTGATGAACGGCGCAGATTCAAAATGTCCTTCTGGGAGCGGGGGTCTTGACTCGTTGAGCGATCCCGGCCCCTTATTCTCCTCTGCCCCCCTGTCGTAGCAGCTTTCGACAGGGGGGCTTTCTAATCCGTCGCCGGTGCACAACGGTGGGGGTGCCTTGGAAGCGGCCGATTTCCGGGGGTAAAAGTATACCGCGCGCCTCGAGAAAACGCCGTGACGGCAATCCTCGAGAGAGCAAGGAGGCGATCATGGCTGACAGCGTTGTAGGACGGCTCGTTTATCTCATCACCGGCGACCAGTCCGCTCTGGACAAGTCGCTCGAGCAATCCTCGAAGAAGATCCAGGATGCCGGGAAGAAGATGCAGCAGGTCGGCGGGAAGCTGACCAAAGGGCTGACTCTCCCGATCGCTGCCGCCGGCGTGGCGGCGCTCAAGTTCGCCGCAGACATAGAGACCCAGCAGAAGGCCTTCGCCACTCTCCTCGGGGACGTGGAGAGGGGGACCAGGCTGTTCGAAGAGCTCAAAGAGTTTTCGGCCCGGACGCCGCTTCAGCTCGAGGACATCACTCAAGGGGCCCAGAAGCTTCTCGCCTTCGGCACCGCCGCCGAGGACGTGCAGGAGCAGCTCCGGATCCTCGGAGATGTGGCCCAGGGCGACGCCGGCAAGCTCAACTCGATGGTGACGGCTTTCGGGAAAATCCAGACCCGGGGCAAGGCGACCATGGAGGAGCTCAACATGGTTATCGACGCCGGCGTCCCGATCATCTCTGCCCTGGCCGAGCAGTTCGACGTTACCGAAGAAGAGCTCTTCAACATGGTCAGTGCCGGGGAGGTGAAGTTCCCGGATTTCCAGAAAGCCCTCGAGGACATGACCGGAGTAGGCGGACAATTCCACGGCATGATGGAGGCGATCTCCGAGACAACGGCGGGCAAGTTTTCAACGGCCGTGGACAACCTCAAAATCGCCTCGGCGGAGCTCGTTGAATCGCTCCTACCAGTAGTCAAGGACGTGCTCGACGCGGTGACCCGGGGAGCTCAGGCTTTCGCCGCGCTGGATGAGAACACGAAGAAGACCATCCTTACCGTCGCCGGCATCGCCGCGGTGGCCGGCCCCGCGATACTCATCGTCGGCCGGCTGGTGTCCACAGCCGGAGCCCTGCGGAATGCCATAATCGCGGCCCGGGCGGCCAACATCTCCTTCACAAAGAGCCTGCTCACCAATCCCGTCTTCCTGACGATCGCAGCGATCGCGGCCCTCACAACCGGAATCGTGACCCTGGTTCGCCGGCTCAGGAGTGCCAAGGACGAGACGGACGATAACATCGAGGCGATGCAGGACTTCCGCGGGGAGCTCGAGCTCACCGAACAGCAGATCCTCGTCAACCAGGAGGTCATGCGGAGGTGGCGGGAGGGTAATTTCGCCAAAATCACGGAAGAAGAGAAAGCCGCGCTCATCGAAGAGAAAGACGCGGTCGACGGGCTGACCGAAAGCCAAAAGCTCTACAACCAGGTCCAGAAAGACGTCGCGGAGGGGTTCAAGCTCGTCGAGCTCCGCGCTTCCGTCTACGGGGATGAGATAGACGTGGTCAGCGAGAAGGTTGACGTTCTCAAGGACGCCATAGACGAGCTTCTCGAGAGCGGTCTCGGATTCACGGCCCTCTCCCCCGCTGTCCGCAATTTCAAGGGCCAGCTTGACGAGCTCACCGAGGACATCAAGGAGGACACGAAGAGCGAGAGCGAGCTCCGCCGCCAGAAGTGGGAAGAGGATCTCGACTGGAAGATCCATCTTGAGAATATCCGGAAAGAGCTCGAGGAAGATCAGGCCGCCTACGAGATGGAGATGCAGGACCGCATCGACGCCTACACGGAGCCGAAGGAACAAGAGCGGCTCGAGCGGCTCAAGGAATTCGCCCTGCTCCAAATGGACAGCGAGGAGCAGCAGATAGAGCGGATCCGCTTGGAGAAGGAGGCGTTCATCGACGCCGGCGCCGACAAGGTCGAGGCGGAGAAATGGGCGCAGCGGGAGATCAACAGCATCAGGGAGGCGACCTCAGAAGCCGAGCGAAAAAGAAACGCGGAACTTGTGGGTCGATACATGGTGCAGGTGAGCGGCCTGGTCAACACGATCGCCGGAATCCACACGGCCGCCTCACAGGCGCGGATCTCCCAGCTCGAGGCCGAATACTCAGAGCTCACGGCGGAGGAAAGGGCGTATCAGGACTTTCTGGCCGAGGAGGAACAGGCGCGGCTCCAGGACCTGACGGCGTCCGAGCGGCGGAAAGAGGAGCTCCGGATAGCGGCCCAGGAGGCGGAGAAGGAGCGCCTGGAGGAGCTCGAGGCGAAGAAGAAGAGAATCGCGATCGAGGAGGCCCTGCGGCAGAAAAAGGTCGGGATCTTCAATGCTATCCTTTCCACCGCTGAGGCGATCATCGGCATGTTGGCTGACCCGGGGGGGATTCCAGGTCTCGCTCTCTCAGCCCTGGCCGGAGCGACCGGCATAGCGCAGATCGCCGCGATCCGGGCCCAGCCGATTCCGACATTTTCCAGAGGGGCGGATTTCCTTGTGCCACCGGGATACGAGGGCGACACGTTCCCCATGTTCGTGGAAAGCGGGGAGCACGTCCGGGTGACGCCGAAGGAAGACGTTCCCGCCGGCGCGGGAAAAATCCCGATTCACTTGGAGGTCCATGTTGCCGGGGAAAAGTTTTTCGACCAGATCATCGACGCGACGAGGAACCGACGCATTCTCATCTCCCGAGGTTCGATCGTGGACGATTGAGGGTCTGCCTGGCCGGGTGCGAGTGGAAGGCAAGACGTATCTACTCTGCTATAAAATATGTCGAGACGCTCCACATACTTCAAATTTGTCCGACCGGACAAAATACAGAGTATACACTCCGTCCGCTCGCCGAGCTGAAAGCTGTCGAGGATAAGCGGGCGGTTGCTTGACATAGGCCGCTGATTGTATCATCCTGCCCGGTAGGGATAGGGTAGCTCCCGAACGCCGGCTACCAGTGGCCGGCTTCCCTACCTTCCTCACTGGAATCTACCATACTGGAGGTGGATCGTGAACGAATCCACATCAAAGACACAGATCGAGGTCTTCGAGACCATCGGCAGCGCGGCGGAGGACATCCGGGGCCAGGAGCAAAAGATCCTCGGCATTGTCGGGCTGATGGGCCAGGCTGAAGACCACCAAGGTTGGGTCGACGGAGTCTCGATGATTCTTGAGTCGATCTGCAACGAGGTCGACGAGCTGACCTCGACTATTCTCGAGGCCAATTTCCGCCTGGGCGAAGCAGTCGGGCTCGTAAGACCGAGAAAGCAGAGCGGGGCCTGAGCGTGAGAAGGCGGGGGCGGGGGGACCTCATTCCCCTCCCCGCCTCAAATTACCCACAATGAGTAATTTGGAAGGGCAAATTGGAAAACGTTTCCAATTTGGTTCCGGCTTGGTACCCATAGGCAAAAAAAGGAGCTGAGCCGCCCTGAAGTCTCGTGACGCGGCATGAGGCCGTAAATCCTTTCAGGGCAAAAAGATAGTCCGCATATTGACTTGTCCTGATATAGGGTGGATTATGGTGGGTATCTGTCTCGCTACGTTCAGGGTCTAGTGGCCGTTAGGCCGTGGAGGTTCAAGTCCTCTTCCGGGCAACCCTCTGACTCGCAGAGACTTACAGAGCATTAAGTTTCTGCGGGTTTCCCCTCTCGGGGATTTCACCTCCTCAAAGAGCAGGTACCAATCGGTACCGTAAAGCCTATAGGCCTTGACGGCCGGGAGGTGTGGCGTGTCTGAAAAACTATACAGGTTTAGAGATT